GTGTCCTATTACTCACAAAAAACCGCCCCCCTTTCGAATAATTGCAGCGTGAACACGCGGCGCATAGGTTGTTGTCATTGTCTGGACCACCCAACCTTCTTGGAATTATGTGATCTACTGTATCAGCCTCTTGCCCACAATACTGGCAGATGAAGCCATCTCGCCTGAGTATTCGTTCTCTTGTCTTACGCCAGGTCCTAGTTCAAACACCAGCCTTGGCCATCAATACCAACCCTTGGCTTTATGATGAGCGAGCGCCGTGCATGCGCATCCGTTGTATCTGTGGTTTATATATCTTAATCCGTTATCAATCTGTTTAACTGGATCAGATTCTTTTGATTTAAGCATTTGAAATAGACCATACGCACTTGACTTAGGGTTCTTGGCTTTGTAGTTCCAACGCGATTCTTTAAATATAATCTCATCAAGACAATAGAATTGCTCAAAGTTGTAATTCATCTTATGAAATGTAATTTGCTTTAATGTATTGACTTTAATTGTTTGAGATTGTGCTATGTCTAAATTCCAAAATGTTGCTAAACATAGAGCGATCCCAACTCGCCAGCACCTTGCGAGCAATCCGCTTATGCGGCTCGCATTTTTGGCTTTAGGCCAAATGCTAAGGCTAGAGCCTATCATGAGCACTGAAATCATTTACAAGTAACCTTCCTGATTATCTCAATATGTGGACTATGATTTAGATCACAATGAACTTGCAACTGTATCTGTAATCATCCTCATCTAACCATTTATCCAAGTAACCACCTGTCAAATTAGCATCAAGCATGTATGGCATTCCTTTCCTTCAAACTGCCAAGAACCGCATTGTGTGCAGCGATTAACTTTAGCATCATCTGTTATTTGTTCAGCCAGGTTCTTGGTGCCTACCGCTCCACAATCACGGCATTGGTAGACGCCAAACCCTTCTGGAACCTGAATATCAAGCCAGATAAATTCAGTCTTGCGAGCGCATCCGTTACATTTAAACTTCAAAATGGAAGTCATCAAGAGGGATTCTCCAACCTGCAATAGATTCATCAAAGTATTCGTCATCATGATAAATATGCGGTAACGCATAACCAAACACAAAAACCTGAGAAAACTTTTCCATGTCTAGGCATTTAGTGGCAACCAATATCTTCTCAAGGTCCTTTTCCCAGAATGGTATCGCGTTGTTGGTCCTGACTGACCTGACTTCAGTGTTTGAGCCAATATCAGGCAAGTCCTTGCGATCCCAATGCTCAGTGTTTGGATAGAACGGAACATTCCAGGATAGTTTAAATAGTTTGGCTGCTGCCCATTCGCATACATTGGCCCTTATGTTGGCCAGTAACTCATGTTCAAGTTTGCCCTGGGCCTTACCTTCAGCGTAATTGGGCCGATCAATCGAATCCCATTTAGCCAAATATCTTTCAGTTGCAAGTTGGATACAAACACGCACTTCATCTTTAGTCAGATCAACAATCATGATTTACCTGCCCAACCATCACCTTTAAAATGGATTGGAACTGCTGACCAGAGGCGCACAAGTTTCCCCATGCATCCAGCACACTTGGGCACCTGCTGATCAACTGCTAGAACAAGTTCCACTTGCGTCATGCAGAACTCGCATTTGAAATCATATCTGGGCATCATCAATTTGGCAACAAGTTACGCAACGGCCATCAGATAAGATTCGGTCATCACCACAAAATTCGCATTTGATAACTGATTCGACTAAATGGGGTCCAGATTCATCAATTTGGACTTGAACGCCTTTACCGTTAATGAATGCAATGTATCCCATCACTCACCCCCTGCAAAATACCAATTGCCATTAGCGGTCATCTTGGCCCAAACCGCATGATCTTTATTTGAGCCTTTACAAACATAACCATAATAAGGCTTACCGCCCTTACTTACGCCCTGTTTCAAAATCATGCCATGTTCGCACTCAGGCGGTGGGTTTGGTGTTGAACTTCCAATTGCATCAACAACATCTCCAACACTCCAAGCAACTGGTTCTGGATTAACTGCCTTCTTTACTTCTTCATCAAATGATGATCGTAAGGCTTGTTCAACCATTGCAGCCCTGGAATTGGGTGGACTGTAAACCCTTTTAGTTTCAGTTACCTTATTGACTTTCGCCATCTCTTCCCTAGATGCAAGATGCTTTTTCGTGCCAATGTTTGCAAACTTTGCAGCAATCCCAACAGCACTCGTTTCACAATTTTCAAGGGCAAAATCACGATTAACACCGCGATCGCTAATAACTTCTTGAGCATGCCCAGTAGAGAACGGTTGCGCGTCGGTTGCGTTTTTATATAATTTAGCAACAACAATGAATCGAGTGTTTGAGGCCTCGATAACCTCTGTTCGTATTGCTCCATCTTTATACCTTTCCCAAAATTCCGCAATCCTTTCCTGGACCGTGGTGTAATCATCTAAATTAAATGCCATCTTCTTCTCCCTTCATCTCCCTGAGTATTTGATGATAAATTAAACCGTAGCCCAGCAAGTCTTTTAATGAGTCTTCGTGATCGCTGGTCTGACTGAGCCTTGATACCTTGACGAGCAGCATTGCCATTGCGACTTGCTCAGGCGAAATATAAGTGTCGAAGTAACCCGACCATAATTCGGAGATTCGACGGTGATTGAGTGCCGCATTACCATAGATAGCACCTCGGTCTGATAATGTGATTCGCACTTCATCAAGTAATTCCTCAGTTCTTTTCATAGTCAAAAACCGCCCTTGACTTCATGCGTTGTAGTTTTTGCTGGTGTTCTAAACTGGCCTTCCAACCACTTGATCTTCCAGCCCAGTATCCTGATTGGTAGGCCTGATTTCTTACATATTCTAAAATTGCCCAACCAATCATTACACCAAAAAAACTTCCTATAAATATATAAAACAATTGTTCTTTCATTTTGTCGCCCACTCCCTTAATCTGCTAGGCAAAACGGCAGGCTCTCTGCCATCAATTACTGTATACCTGGCACCTGACGGATGGATTGATGGAGCGGTTGCAACGTAACCTTTCCATTTAATGTCAATGCCATCAGTCAACTTACCGCGATAAACATCAGTTGCTTCAGCCTTGTAATACAAATGCAAACCATCACCAGTTTGGACCGTATAGGTTGGCTCAAAGATTGCAGACAATTCACCGCCATTGCGGTAATCAATGTCAAAAACAACTAATCCAGATTGATAACATGCAATACCTAAATTGATATTAGCATCATAATCAAACCAAAAATTGATTAGTTTTTTGTCTGTAGTTGCTGATAAAAATGCTCTCTGACAAATGTCAAAGTGCGGTTCTTTACTTTTAGGTAATAACGGCATAACTGACCAGCCACGATTGGCAAGATCAATTGCTGCCTGTCTTGTATCTATTGTTTGTAACATGTTGCTCCCTATCTGCAAGTCCGTCGCTTGCTGATGGGTTAAGGATTGCAGTTGTCAATAACCTGCACAATAAATTTATCGGCGTGTTTTATAACGATTAGATAACGAATAAATCCTCAAAATCGTCGATATGATCATCAATCGTGCGGGGCTGATAATCGGTTTCACGCCCCATAAGACCTTTTATTGTATCGGAATGAACCGTCATGGTTAACTGGGATTAACTCAACCTGATGCCCTGCCTTGCCAAAACTTAGAACGACGAATCCCATATTCCAATCGCCTGACGCATATTTTAGATAACTTGCCTTGTTTTTCTGATCCATTAGATGCCCAGCCTCAATACCCCAAATCGTTGAATAACGGCCGTTTAAGCCAGTTTGGTGTCGGACTGCACCCTGACGGTGCGAATGCCCACAAACGGTGTTTAAATTCCATTTCTTGGCCAAATTAAGGCCAGTTATACCAGCATGCTTAGACATGTTGCCTTCGTCGCCATGAGCCAGGAACCAGTTCTTTTCAAATTGGTAGCCTCTACGGTGGAATCGAATGCCTAATGAATTAAAATCCATAAACCGTTCGTAGGTCAATTCTGGTAATCCAATAAGGCTCGGTGCGCCCTTTAACAATGTTGTATATAAACGATCAGTGTGATTGGACCTGACAATATCGGTAGTTCCTAGGTCAAACAAAATGTCCTGGGCCATTGCTCGTTCTTCGTGCAGGGTTTCGGCAAACTCTGTTTTGGTTCCTTTTACCCAACGCGACTGGCTAGTGAAATCTAGTTCATCTCCAGTATTTAAAACAAAATCAAATTTTTCATGCTTGGCCATTTTGATCAAATTAGATACGGCCTTGGGATGGTGTAGTGGAATCTGAAGGTCTGGAACCACTAGATAACGACGGTTGGCTTTAATCTTCTTCCTCGTCTGGAGTTGGGATACTAGGGATGATCCCGCCATCTCCGACAATCCAGTCTGGCATTGAATCAGGGCTATCCATTAAATAAAGTGCAACTGATTCTGAAAATCCAGCCTTTCGTGCAGCCTTAAACATTTCGTGTTTTGCTATATACCATTGATCAAGTTTAGTCAATGGCTCTGGAGTGCGGCGAACGCGCCGACGATTGACCTTAGTCCGTTTGTGTGATTTCCGTGTGTTCGCCATGTTTTAATTATGACTTACTAATAATTGTAAACAAATCATCAACACGCTGTTCTAAACGATTTAACTGATCCTTCATGGAAGAACCACCGTTTGGTCTAAGTTCGTTTAACCAGCCTTTAACCAGGAATCTCAAACCAATAAATACGGTTGTTAGCACGGCGCAAACGCCAGCGCCAAACGAAGCCCATTCTGTCGGTGTCATTTTTCATTCGCACCAATGCCATAAGCGGAATCTGACTTATCCAATGCCCTGGCTGCTGGACCAGCGAATGCAGCAATTGCCACTGATAGAACTGGATCAAGTCCTAATTCATTACTTGCCAAGAATGTCAAAAATGAAACAAGAACTCCACGAAAATAAGATTTTAAAATTGCCTTTTGTTTTTTAGTTAGTTTCATTCGTTGCCTTTCAGTAGTGGGATGTCAAACGGTATTGAGTTGTTGTCTTGATCTTTTTTAAAACTAATATGCAGATGATGCGTGTGCTTTGATGCACCCCTGTATTTTCGCCACCGCCATCCAAGAACTGGAGATGCAATACGGCCATCAAAAATCACATAAGATATTCGGCCGTGCTTTTTCCCATATAATCGAATTTGATCTGCCAAATATTCTGGAATCCTTTTGTCGTCAGATAACCGAGCAGTAATATCGATTGCCCTAACGCATCCTGTTTTTGGGTCTGGGTTATGGTCTGATTTGGGTGCGCGTGATAAGTGTGCCAGAGAAGCCACCCATCCATCACTTTTAATATTCCTGTCGGGGTAGCATTCATCAATTTGTTTTCTAAATTGAACGGCTGCTTTACTTAACCAAGGCTTCATTAGCCAAGTATTAGTTTGGCTTCATCAGCAGTTAAACCCAAACGATCAAGAATTGCTTGGCGTTGAGTTTCTTTTGCAGCATCTTGTTCGGCTTTCCAAGCATCAAATTTAATTAGGCCATCTTGCCATTCTTTTTTGGTAAATGATTCACACTCAATAAATTCAATGCCTTCATATTCATTCCCTCTTACAATCCATCCACCCTCAGGTCTTAACATTTTCACAACATCAACACTTTTGGCCACTTTATGCTCCTATTTCTGCTGCAATTAAAACTGCCAGTTGGTCATCTCTACAAATTTCAACTGTGTTAGCAGCCACGCGGTTTCTAAATTGGACTTTGTAAGTTGTTGAACTGGTGGTTGCTGGAGAATCTAAATAAGTTAGTGTTGTTGAACCATAATAATCTAACGCAGTATTGGTTTTGTGCATTTCATACGCTTGCAAAACATTTGTTCCATCTCTTTGTAATTGTAAAATAACGCTATTACTGTTATTGCCACTACTTTTTGCAGTAGGCATAAACATCCATAACAAAACTTTGCTTGATGCTGAACTTGGAGTTATGTTTAAAGTTAAACCAGTATCGGTTAAAGTTATAGTTGAATTGGTTGTTGCAGTTGCATAAGTTGATTGCACAACTTGTAAAACTTTTCCACCACCAGCAGGAGCAGCCCATTTCAATCCTGTGGCTGTTGAAGTATCTACTGTTAATATATTTCCATTACTTGCTGAACTTGCCAATCTTGCTACTGTATCGGCAGCAGTTCCAACAATTAAATCACCTTTGGCATCAACAATAGTTTTAGCAATTGCTGCATCTGCATTTGTTTTCATTTGGGTATCAACTGCTTGCCCAAATATCTCAAAATCGGCAGGTAGATCTTTTACTAGATCTGTATTCGTCGGCATCGCAAACGAATAATTGGTGGTTGGATTTGCCATTGTTCTCCTATACTCAGGCTACGATTGTAGCGTATTCCCATGTCAAAGTGTTGCTTAAAGTGTTCCAAGCCTCGGTAATTGGCGTGGTATTCCATCTCATGGCCACTTGGCTATAGGCGGTTGGAGATAAATTCAAAGTAATATAAAGTTGATTAAAACTAACTGACCAAGACCAACCCTCAACATAACCCTCAAACTCGCCGCTTGAAATCTGGGTTGGCAGGTTAATCAGATGAACTGGCATTCCTAGAAAAACACCAAGCAAGGCATCACGGTCTGCATTATCAATTTCAGAATTTGTCAATGGGAAGGTTATGGTGTCAAAGATTGGCTGAGGGTAAGCGCGTTGGGCAATGTAACGATCTGCTACGGCTTGGGCATCTACGGCTGAATGAATGGTTGATTGGATGGTTTCAGCCTTATACCCATAAGTTGCAATTGAGGTTGCGTCGCTGGCAGTTTCCTGAGAATTAAAGTTATTGCCGTAATTGATATAAATATCATTGCGAATATCGCCAGCCCTGGTTGTTGTCTTTAATCCTCGCCCAATTGCATGGCCACCATCTAATTGAATATAACCATTGTTTAAAAGATAGTTTTGACGGTGGTCTGCATCAGCATAACCAATGCGCCCTTGGTTGTCTTCATAAAGAACACCAAACGCTGAATTGGCAATTAAGGCTGCTATGTTGTAAATGGTATCTGGACTAGATCCACGGTTCTCCATTGTGTAAAGTCCTGGAGTATCAATTTCACCAAGACCAGCATTGCCCGCATTAGCCCAAGTTGTAGTTGGATCATAACCAGCCCAAGTTTCACCTGCTGGCAGTTCATTCCAAGCATCTAATAACAAGTCATCAAGTAAATCTAATATCTGGTTGCCATCTTCATCTTGTGATAAAACACCATCAGTTATTGCTTTTTGCAATTTAGCCAACGCACCTACTGCAATAATGTTGTATCTAATTTCTTGAGCAGCCTGGCCAGCATTGCCAACTTCAACAGTTAAATCAGTTATATTGCCACCAAACAAACTGACATAAGTGTTGGTTGAATCTTTTACTTGTAATGCTAGTCCGTCATTTATATCAAAATTAAATGCTTGACCATTTAACGCAACAAGGGTAACTTGTAAATAAGATGCAGTCGGTTGAGTATAAATATCTTGACGGCCTGCTGCATGATTTAGTTGAGCCAAGGTTATGTTTGTGTAATCAACCCCATTGACCGTCAGTTTCCAATCTGGAGTAAAAACTGTCATAAGCCGCCAGGTCTGCCGTAAACTGTTGTTCCACGCGCATCAGACTGAGTTTGAATATCATTCAACACTCGGTTTAATCCTTCAGGATCAACCACTGTTCCAGATACATAAACATTGGTAACATTTTGGGCCTGGCCAAATGGTGTTGCGCCAAATGGTTGAGCAGTAGGAATTAGTCTGTCAGCCTGTCTTTGTAATACATCAAATTCTTTTGTTAATTTATCAAATTGTGCTTGAGCCGCTTTTCTAGAAATTCCTTCAGTTGCAACTTGGAATGTTAATTCGCTAAATTGATTTTGAATACTAGTTAATCGATCAACTAAATTCTTAGCACTTGTTGCGCCTGATGGAGTTAATGTAATGCCACCACCGCCGCCGCCGCGACCTGCTCCACCACCGCCGCCTGCAAAACCACCACCAAAACCACCGCCACCACCGCCGCCACCAGCAACTGATCCCAAACTACTTAATTGACCAAACCCGCCACCGCCAAAATTGCCTTCTTCATCTCCATCAGCAGCAAACTTGCTTAATCCATAAGTAGCAGCAACGGCAGTTAATGCTAAGGCGGCTGCACCGACTGAAGTTCCACCAGTAGCGAATGCAGTTGCAACGGCTGCACCAGCAGCAGCAGTTCTTAATGTTCTCATTGCTGTAACTAGTGTTCCAATGGCAGTAACAAATGCAACGATTTTGTTGGCAACAAATACTGTTGCAATAATTCCACCTAATGCGATTAACTCATCTTTAATACTAATAACAAAACTTATAGTTGATTTTAATTGTTGACCAAATTCATAAGCGCCTTTTGTTGCATCAGTTACGCCACTTGTAACGCTATCTTTTCCAGTCAAACCAGCAGCCAATGCCTGAATGTTTGGAACAACTGTTGCCAAAACATAATCGGCAAACTGTTTCATAATTGGCAATAACGCATAACCAATTTCTTCTTTTGTTTCATCAAATGCAATTTGAATTTGGCGCATTTTAAATTCTAAATTGTCGCCTTCGTTTTCAATAAATCCTTTATAAGTTCCAGATAAAATCTGCATAATTTCATTATGAGATTTGGTTTTTAATGTGGTGGCATCTAGGCCAAGACCTAATTTACCAAGTGAAGCATTTGATCCATCAAAAGATTTTGCTATTGCATTTGTAACTGCTTCAAGTGGTTTGCCTGTTGCGGCTGCAATTTCTTGTGATAGATTGAGCAATTCTTGTGCTTTAGTAACATCATTAGTTGAGCGAATCAAACGAGTTAAGGCTGGCCTAATTTGGTCATCTGTTGTTGCAGTAGCAATTGATTGTTTTGTTATGTATTGATCAATGCTTTTAATTTGTGCTTCAGTTGCATTTGTTGATGATCGAATTGTTTCTTCAAGTCTTTTACGGCTTACTTCATCCGCGGCGGCGGCTTTGACTGCTGATGCTGCAAACGCGCCAGCAGCAGCGCCAGCGGCAGCGAATGCTAAAGCAGCCTTTTTACCAAAATCCGCAATTTGATCTTTAGAATTTTCGACTACTTTTTCGGCATCTTTTAAACCTTTACGAAGGCCATCAATGTCGGCTGCAAGTGCTACGGTTAAGGTTCTAGCCATTGTCAAATTCCTTCTTTATGTCAATAATAACATCTTCAAATTCTTTAATGACTGAAGGTTGCAAGTGCCTTAATGTTGGGAATATAAACCAACCGCGTGAACCTGGTCCTTTAGGCGCTGGACCTGACCATCTTGGGAATTGAGGGTAAGCCTTTGATCCAAACTCATAGGCTGCACCAATTCCAACTCTTTGTCCTGGTGCTTCGTTCCTAGTATTGAATTGAGTTGTTGCACCGCCTGAAAACTTTTGACTTGCAAAACCAAACTTGATTTCACCTAAAACTGAAGATTTGCTGACTTTACCGCCTTGAGCAATTCGATCAGCAGCCTTGCCGCGACCTGCTGCAACATTGCGAATTTCTTTTAATGTTCGTTCTGCAATTGCACCAACGCGTCTTGCAGTTTCCTTTTGTGCAATCTCGCCCATCTCACGAATTACTTTTGCAAACTGGCGTAATTCTTTAGGATCATAAACAATCACTGGATCAGTCATTGGTTCTCTCCTTTAGAATTTCAATTGCGGTCAATATGTCTTCGGCTTCAGTCCATTCGCTCATTGGGATTTGTGTGGCAATTGCCAACTGAATCAATAAACGATTTAGGCTTCCTGCTGGATGGCTTTTGGGTTTGCATCACCAACTATTACATCTGTAACAGTTTCGCACCATGCATCATAGGGTTTGACTGGCTTTCCAGCCGCTTCCCGCTTATGTGCATGATAAGCAAGAAACATAAGATCGCTAATGCCCATTTTGTCTTGAGCCTGGCCAATAATGTTTCCTGTCTGTTTTTCCCATTTTGCCCACTCAGGCGGTTGGGCTACATAAGTTGCTTGCTCGCCTGAGTTATATTCAATTGTGATTGGTAATTTCATTAGTTGCTCCCGTTTCTAATTGTTAAGCGAAGTTTTCTGCTGGCACTCCAATAACTTGGAATGTTAAAGAAACTGTTTGTGCATCTGGTGCAGTTCCGCCCGCTGATGGCCAAGTTGGTAAAACCTGGAATGTAAATACGGCGCCTGATGCTGCTGTAAATACTGTATTGATGCCAGTGTTTGGTGCTGACTCAGCAACGCCCCATAGAATCTCGCATAATGATCCTGTTGCTCCCCAATCGGCTAGCATCTCTACTGCTAGGGTGAAGTTGTTGTCGATTACTTTGTATGCCTTGCCATCTAGTGTTTCATAAGTTTGACGATTCATTTCGCCAGTTAGTGTTGCACTTGTTGCTTGTGCGTCGAAAGTGTTACCGCCGATTGTGAAGGTAACATCCCGACCAGTTATTACGGTGGTAGCCATTTCGCTCCTTAGGTTGTTTGGGTGTAGTAG